GGTGGATTCCTGGGAACAACAATTCCCACCCCACAAAGGGTCATCCCGTTCAACTGTTTCGCGAGCGCCTTATTCATTCGAACAAGGAGTTTTCTGAGAGACAACAATGGAAGCTGGGCTTTTATAGCTCCAGGGAGTCAAAAGAGCCAGAGGTTTGCATAGTTGATCCCAGCGTAGCCTAAAGTGAAGAAGAACTGCAAAGTCCGCTCTTCATCAGTCGACCCACGCTTCACCCTGAAGGCGTTGAGAGCGCCGCCAGCCACGGACTGTGTCGTGGCGGCCTTCCCTTCTGAGACTTGAATGCCCCAGGTGCCGGAGTAAAACTCCGTCAGGTCCGCAGGGTTGGGAAAAACATTGATTGCCTCAAAGCCTCCGAGTCCAATATCCATCTCGGCAAAGAAAGCCTCAGGGGCGGCTTGCGTCACGAGGTGGGGTTGCCACACAACGAAGAAGCAATCGCCTTCCGAGGACTTTGGAAACCGCAAGTTGTGGCCTTCGGAAAACACAAAACCAGGGTCGAGTTTCGACCCCGGCATCAGAATGGGCAACAGATCATCGTCTGTCGGGTCATACAGCGCATGGGAGTCCCCAGTTGATGTAAAGGCGGGTATATGAAACCACCAATGGCTCGACGGATCCGGAAGCACCTGTTTCTCGAATTCGACCGCGTAGGTGACGCGCAAGGTCCCGATGACTTGATCCTCATCAGAATCTGGAATCCCCTCCGCGATAACATGGAAACGACCTAGGGTAGTCGTACGGGTGTCCTTCTGGTCTGCCTCAACCACGGGGTCAACGTAGAAGAGGTTGAATGGAGTTTGTTTGGGATCACACTCCACACCATGAAAGAAAGAGTCCGACGGCTTCCCAGAGGATGCGTACCCCGAGTTCAGGGCCTCCTTGACCGAATCAAAGTTGCTCTTGGTTGGGTCGTACTGGGTGGCCAAGACGACCTGTCCGATACCAATCCCTTGAGCTGTGGCATTGTTCACGGGACTAGCGCGAGACTCATACTTGAACACGGCCTGCAAGAGCTTGTACTCCTGCCAGCCTTCGGACTGACGTGCACCCCATGGAAA